AAGGGTAAACTTTCCCCTAAGGACTTCGGTAATGTCCTTGTTGGAGCAGCTTCAGAGTACAACGATGCCCTACTCGTAATAGAAAATGCTAATATCGGATGGGCTACCATAGAGCAGGTGTTAGAACGTGAATATCGTAATCTATTCTACTCTTCTAGAAGTCAAACTGAAACTGTAGAGTCATATATGAATAAATGGGATACAGATAAGCTAGTACCCGGCTTTACTACTTCATCAAAAACCCGTCCTTTAATAATAGCCAAGATGATGGAGTACGTTAGAGAAAGATCAGTAACGATTAAGTCTAAAAGGCTTGTAAATGAAATGAGGGTATTCATCTGGAAGAACGGTAAGGCTCAAGCTCAAAGCGGATATAATGATGACGTAGTAATGTCTTTTGCTATTGGTTTATATGTACGAGATACTGCTCTAAGATTAAGGCAACAAGGTATGGACCTAGTTAGAGCACAGTTATCCTCATTTACGAACCTTAACCAACGTAACCCTGCTGTAATAACAACAGTTGATAAAATGAAGAATAATCCGTATAATATGGAGACTCCTAATGGAGATGAGGACATATCCTGGATACTTAAGTAACACTATTTATATAATAAACCAACGCCTTTCCTATGGCAGATCGATCATTATTTTCACGCCTTTCTAAATTATTTTCTACAGACGTAGTAGTAAGAAATGTAGGAGGAAACCAGTTAAAAGTAGCTGATATAAATCAAATACAGACTACTGGTAAGTACGAGACTAACTCTTTATTAGATAGATTTAGTAGACTCTACATTTATAATAATAAGAATATCTTTAATCCAAATCTTAACTATCAAACGTTAAGAATACAGCTATACTCAGATTACGAGGCTATGGATACAGATCCTCTTATAGCTTCAACTTTAGATATTATATCCGATGAGGCTACTTTAAGGGATGAACACGGGGAAGTACTTTCAATTAAATCATCCGACGAGAGATTACAGAAAGTACTTTATAACCTATTTTACGATGTTCTTAATATAGAGTTTAACTTGTGGTCTTGGACTCGTAATATGTGTAAATACGGTGATTTCTTTCTTAAATTAGAAATTAGTGAAGAATTTGGTGTATTTAATGCCCTTCCTTACACAGTTTACCATATGGTACGGCACGAAGGTTTAGATCCTGAAAACCCCAGTAAAGTACAATTTCACATTGATCCTGATGGTTTAGCATCATCCACCGATCCTAATTATATTCCTAAGTCTAACAAAAAGGTTGTACAGTTAGAGAATTATGAAGTAGCTCACTTCCGTTTAATATCCGACACCAATTACCTACCCTACGGTCGTTCTTATATAGAGCCTGCAAGAAAGATCTTTAAGCAGCTAACTCTTATGGAAGATGCGATGTTAATACACCGTATAATGAGAGCACCTGAAAAGAGAATGTTCTACGTTAATGTTGGTGGTATTCCGCCAAACGAGGTAGATCAGTTTATGCAGAAGACTATAGACAATATTAAGAAGACTCCATACGTAGATAAAACTACCGGACAGTACAACCTAAAGTTTAACATTCAGAATATGATGGAAGACTTTTACTTACCGGTTAGGAATGGAGATTCTGCAACCCGTATTGAAACTACTAAAGGACTTGACTACGATGGTACTCAAGATGTAGAATACTTACGAGATAAGATGTTTGCAGCTTTAAAGGTACCAAAAGCCTATTTTGGATACGAAGGTGACCTTCAAGGAAAGGCTACTTTAGCTGCAGAAGATATTAGATTTGCACGTACAGTTGAGAGAATACAGAGAATTATGGAGTCCGAGCTTACTAAAATAGCTCTAGTACATCTATATGCTCAAGGGTTTACCGGTGAATCGTTAACTAATTTTGATATTAAGTTAACTAATCCGTCTATTATATTTGAACAAGAGAAAGTAGCATTATTATCTGAAAAAATGCAACTAGCCCAAAATATGGTTGACTCAGAAATTTTCCCTACCGACTATGTTTACGAGCATATATTCAATCTCTCTGAAGATAAGTACAATGAAATGAGAGACCTTGTTAGAGAAGATGCAAAAAGAAAGTTTAGGTTGTCACAAATAGAGAACGAAGGTAATGACCCTGTAGATTCAGGTGTTTCCTACGGTACCCCTCACGATTTAGCTTCAATGTATGGCCGTCGAGCGGCAGATGCTCCAAAAGTCCCCTTAGGTTACGACGAATCAGAACCTGTTGGTAGACCAAAAGAAAGAGCCTCATTTGTCGGTACACAGGAGGATCCACTGGGTGGCCGAGATAGACTTGGTCGAAACGATATGAAAGGTGGGTATCCAAGCGATAATAATAATGTTAATGAAGAATCAGAAATAGATAATCTTAAGACTAAATCTGTTTTGGCACAAATGTCCAGTACTTTGGATAGCTTTGGTAAAAAGAAAATGATCTTTGAAAAAGTTACTGAAAGTCCTGATAGCTTACTCGATGAGAGTAATATAAAGGAATTGGATAATTAACTATATTTATATATAATGCCAAAATACTATATTTATGAAAATTAAGCATTCTAAATTTAGAAATACCGGACTTATCTACGAGCTACTTATTAAACAAATAGCCGCAGATACACTAGAAAATAGACCTTCTCCCGCGATTAAAATACTAAAGAAGTACTATTCCGGTAAAAGCTTCTTGGCTAAAGAATATAAACTATACGAGTATATAACAAAGAATAAAGGAATAGGTAGAGATAAAGCAGAAACTGTTCTCTCCACTATTACAGAGATATCTCGTAAGTTAGATCAAGCTTCTATTAAAAATCAAAAGTACAACTTAATATCTGATATTAAAGAAAGCTATAAGATAGAGCATTTTTTCTCTGCTAAGGTTAGAGACTATAAAGCACTAGCGGCTCTATACTGTCTATTAGAAGCTCAAAACAACTATGAATTAGTAGACCCTCAGATATTTGTAGATAATAAAACTACTATTTTAGAACATTTGACGGAAGAGGTACAAGATAAAGGTGATGTAAGACAATCTCTAATTGAAGAATATAGTAACTACGAGAAAGATCTCAAGTTATTAACTTATAAAATTCTTTTAGAGAAGTTTAATAAAAAATATGCAACCTTATTACCTGAACAGAAAAAAATATTGAAAGAATTTATTACATCAGTAGACTCAACTACCAAGTTGAGAGAATATGTAAATTCAGCTTTAGAGAACGTTAAATTACAGTTAACAGAATTAACTAAAGAAGTCCAAGACGATATTATAAGAATAAAGCTGAATGAAGTAGTAGAAAATATTACGCCCGTATCTAATAAACAAAAAGTAGATACTGAAACTTTAGCAATACTAATGCAATATTACGAGCTAATTAAAGAAATTAAAGAGGCATGAGAAAAAGTGAGTTAAGGTCCTTAGTACGAGAAGTACTTGATGAAATCTCTACTACAGGTACCGGAGCAACATTTACACCTGGTACTGGTGCTCAATACGCTACTCCTTATGCCTTCTCAAAAAATAAAAAAGATAATCGAGCAACTAAATTTTTAAAAAAGATAGGATATAAAAAGGCTGAAAGACCTAAACGTCCATCACACACTAAATTATTCGACTACTTACAATGAGAACACTTACAGAAAAATACAACGCAGTACTACAAGGTGAGTATAGTAAGAAGCAATTCGTTAGAGATGCCCGCCTTGCACACCCAAACATTATAACACAGTACAACGGATATAACGATACCGTTGCTATTCTGAAAAATAAGGGAATGATTTTTGAGGCTTTAGATAAGTATAAGGAAGAAAAAATGCCTGAGTATGATAATGGAGTAGTACCTGCTGATAAATTTTCTATTGAAGATATTGAAAGAGGAGTTGATTACGAATTAGAGAAAAAAGGTTTTAATACAGTTCATAGAGACTTTACTGAAGAAGATTATTTAAAGGCTAAAGATAAAGCTATAAAAAATCTAGAAAAAAATAGAAACTACTACCTAAGCCTTTTAGGTGGAGAATCTACTAGAGTACCTAAGAAAAGAAAAGACGTAATGGTTCCTGCAGAAGAAAAGAATGCCGTAGATAAAGACAATGGTTTAAAGAAAGCAGAACTTAGAGAAAGTATCGATGAAGCCCGACGTGCCAAAAGTAAAGGCGGTAAAGTAGTAAAAGAAGACGACTATATAAACGGCGGTTACGTTGAGATAATGGGCCCTGATTTAGATAAAGGTGTTAAACTAATACAGAAAGCCTGGGATGATTGGAAAGCCGGTCCTATGACCGAACCTGGTATGATCGAGCATGCTAAGAACGATCTTATTAAATACGTTTCTAATGAGCTTACCTTCTTTGACGAACAAGACGCAGTCATGGAGACAGATGACACCTCAGAAGATATTAGGTTTGGATTAAAAGAGTCTTTTAAAAAGCTTATCGTTAAAGTACTAACAGAAGATAAAATAAAAGTTAACGAAAATATAAAAGGCACTGTAGACCTTTCTAGCTACGAACCTGAAGTTGCTGACGAAATTAAAAAAGTGGATCCTACTGTACAGAAAATTGACGTTAAACTTTCCCATCAAGAAGACGCCGAACTAGCACAAGCCGAGATTACGGTAGTGCCCGGAGATATGGATGCCGAAGAATTACGCGACAAAACTATCGGTAACCCTAAAAGATTCTTTACAGATGGACTAAGAAGGTACTTTATTAATACCTTAAAGAACGTTAACATAGACATAAGAGACGGTAACCTTTATATTTCGTTTGACTTTTATGTAAATCCTTTTGCCGGTAAACAAGGCAAACAGACAAGCCCCTCCTTTGCTGCAAAAATGAAAAGTGGGGACTACGGACGATTAGACGAAAAAGAAACTGAACAGAAAGCATTTACTCTAGACGGTAAGGTAGTCTAATGTCAAATTTAATTATAGACGTAATACCTTTTCAACCTATTACCACACTTACCGAAAGTAAGACCAAACCTGGTATCTTTGAAGTAAAAGGTATTCTACAAAGAGCTGAAGCCGAGAATCAAAATGGTAGAGTATATAAAAGAGCTATTCTAGAAAGAGAACTTAAGAAATACGCTCAAAACTTTATCGAAGTAGGTAATGCTTACGGAGAATTAGACCATCCAGATTCCCCCATAGTATCTTTAAGAAATGCCTCTCACATAGTAAAAGAAGTGTGGTGGAAAGGAAATGATGTAATGGGCACAGTACAGCTACTTAACACCCCTTCAGGAAACATAGTTAAGAATATTATAATGGACGGACATACAATAGGTATTTCATCCAGGGGCACAGGTTCGGTACAGCAGACAAATGAAGGCCATTTAATGGTTCAAGATGATTTTGAACTAGTTTGTTGGGACTTTGTTTCTAACCCATCTACACATGGAGCTTTTATGGCCCCAGGCGGTTTAAATGAATCTGCTATTATGAAAAAAGACAGATATGCTAAAGTACATTCTACCATTAGAGAAGTACTTTGTGCAACTACTTGCGAGTGTAGTATAGATTAATCGTTTTTCTTAAAGGTTATATATTTATATAGGAATATACTGTCTCCCATACAGTATAAATATTTTTTTTTAAACCTATCTATTACGTTTCTAATAAACGTAGAATTACCCAATAAACATTATGGCAAGTCAAGACATATTTAAGCAAGCTATTGCTGAAGCTAAAGCTGTTCGTGAAGCTGCCATCTCAAATGCTAAGGACGTCATGGAAGAATCTTTAACCCCACACTTAAAAGACATGCTTGCAGCCAAGCTCCAGGAAATGGAAGCTGAGGAAATGGAAGAAACTGTTGAAGAAGAAGTAGTTGAAGAAGAATCCGTTGAAGAAGGTTCTTACGATAAAGACGAGATGGACGAAGCTAAACATGACGACGACATGGATGAAGCTAAGCATGACAAAGACATGGACGAAGCAAAACATGACGACGATATGGACGAAGAATTAGCAGTAGAAGAAGCACCAGTTGCTGAAGAAGATGAACCAGCTGAGGATGAATCAGAAGAATCTGAAGACGAAGCTGAAGCCGAAGAAGGTGAGGAAGAAGCAGAAGAGGTTGAAGATATGAAAATCGACGATCTTAAAGCTTTAATCCGTGATATCATAGCCCAAGAAATGGGACATGGTGAAGAGCCTGGTATGGAAGACGAAGAAGGTGGGATGGAAGACATGGTCGCAGCCGACGATGAAGAAATCAACCTTGACGAACTTCTTGCTGAACTCGAATCACTTTCTGAAGACCTAGATGAAGATCTAGAAGAAGAAGTTTCTGAAGAGTCTGTTGAAGAAATGAAACATGACGACGAAGAAAAAATGGAAGAAGGTAAGCACGAAGATGAAATGGAAGAAGAAGTAAGTGAAGAAGTAGAGGAATCTACTGAACTTAACGAAGCTTTATCTACTATTGAAACTCTTCGCAACGAACTTTCAGAAGTAAATCTTCTTAATTCAAAACTACTTTACGTAAACAAAATATTCAAAGCTAATAACTTATCTGAATCACAAAAAGTAAACATTATTGCTACTTTTGATAAAGCAGAAACAGTTAAAGAAGTAAAACTTGTATACGAAACAGTAGCAGAGAATATAACCTCAGTTAAATCTGAAAAATCTAACATTAAAGAGCATAAATCATTTGCTTCTAAAGCAGCTGGCAACTCTACTAAAGGAGAGGTAATCTCTGAAGTAAGCGAGCAAGTTCGTAGAATGCAAAGATTAGCTGGAATCATTAAATAATTTTATCATTAATACAATGGAATTAAACAACTTATTGGAAGGCTCAAGCAGCAACTTCAAAGTACTACAAGAAGATGCAGCTAAATTAGCCGACAAATGGACACAATCAGGACTTCTAGAAGGTCTAGAAGGAACTGAAAAAACTATGATGGCTACTATCTTGGAAAACCAAGCAACACAAATCGTAGCCGAGCAATCAAATACAGGTACAGGTGGATCTTTCTCTGCTGGTGCTGGCGAACAATGGGCAGGCGTTGCTTTACCATTAGTACGTAAAGTATTTGCTCAAATCGCAGCTAAAGACTTCGTTTCTGTACAACCAATGAACCTCCCTTCAGGTCTAGTATTTTACTTAGACTTCAAATACGGTTCATCTACAGGTGGATTCTCAAGCGGTGACAACATGTACGGAAACGTATCTACAGCAAACAGCCAAATGGCTGCTGACGTAGATCCTTCTGGTGGTCTTTATGGCGCCGGACGTTTCGGTTACTCAATCAATTCTGCTTCTGTAGCAGTACAAGAAGCTGCTTCAGCTGCTACATCTGCTTCTCTAGCTTATGACGCTGACAAAGATCCTGCTGATTTCTACTTAATTACTAAAACTATGCCATCTGGATTTGACTCTAAAGGCGTTCGTGCTTTCAGAATCCTATCTGCATCTATTGATGTAACTAACCCAGAGTTAACTTCTGTATCTGGTAATGATGTTACTTTTGTAATTGCAAAATCAGCAACTACTGTCGATACTTCTTTAACTGGTTCAATTGTATACCACAACCAACCAGCTGACAACAGCCGTGGTGACTTCGAAGATACTACTGGAACATTAAAGATTCCTGAAGTAAACGTAGAACTAGCTTCTGAAGCTATCGTTGCTAAAACTAGAAAACTAAAAGCTCAGTGGACTCCAGAATTCGCCCAGGATCTTAACGCTTACCATAGTGTAGATGCTGAAGCAGAATTAACTTCTATGCTTTCTGAGTACATCTCAATGGAAATCGATCTAGAGATTCTAGATATGCTTATTCAAGATGCTGCTACTACTGAAAGATGGTCAGCTGAAAACAACAAACTTTGGACTGGTACAGCTTGGTCTAGTGCTTCTTCTGACTTCTACAATACACAGGGTCAGTGGTTCCAAACTTTAGGTACTAAAATGCAAAAAGTATCTAACAAAATCCATCAGAAAACTCTACGCGGTGGTGCAAACTTCGCAGTAGTTTCTCCTACAGTTGCTACTATCCTAGAATCTATTCCTGGATATGCTGCTTCTACTGACGGCGACAAGATGGACTTTGCAATGGGTGTACAGAGAGTTGGTTCTCTAAACAGCCGTTTCCAAGTTTACAAAAACCCATATATGACTGAGAACATCGTTCTTTTAGGTTACCGTGGTTCACAGTTCCTAGAAACAGGTGCAGTATATGCTCCATATGTACCTCTAATGATGACTCCATTAGTATACGATCCAGAAACCTTCACACCACGTAAAGGTCTAATGACTCGTTATGCTAAGAAAATGATCCGTCCAGAATTCTACGGTAAGATCTTCGTATCTGACCTAGAGACTGTATAAGTCATTTAGTCTAACTTTTAAGGGCCTGCCATTTTTATGGTGGGCCTTTTTTTTTTAGTTTTATTTGATTATAGGTAAATTATATCTCATATTTATACTAGTAAACATTAACTTATAAATGTTATAGTATGAGTTCTCTTCCACATACCGATAAGGTATATTTAAATAAAAGAAAACCTAAAAACCCTATAAAGTTTAATATACAGCTTAACGAAGAACAAAAGAAAGCAAAATCAGTTATAATTCACAATCCAATTACAGTTTTAAAAGGCGGTGCCGGTTCCGGTAAAACACTTTTAGCCGCACAAACCGGTCTTGACATGTTATTCAGCCGGGAAGTAGAAAAGATAGTTATTACTCGTCCTACGGTATCTAAAGAAGATATCGGCTTCTTACCGGGAGATATACGTGAGAAGATGGATCCTTGGTTAGCTCCTATTTACCACAATCTACACATGTTATATAATAAGGATAAGGTAGATAAAGAGGTAGAGAAAGGGACAATAGAAATAGTACCATTTGCTTTTATACGAGGACGTACATTTGTAAACTCGTTCGTTATAGTAGACGAAGCACAAAACGTTACTCATACCCAAATGCAGGCAGTAATTGGTCGTCTAGGTAGAGATAGTAAGATGGTAATATGTGGTGATATAGCTCAAATCGACCTAAAGAATCCTAGAACCTCAGGATTTTCTTTCCTCAATAGGTTAGAAGAAAGTGTTGAAGGATTTAAGACCTTTACCTTACTGGAAAATCATAGACATAAAATAGTATCTCCTATACTAAGTGTGTATGAGCTTTATAGGGAGTGATAATAGACCATATTTATATATAAACTATATTTTGTATGGCAGCTGGTACTTATAATTTTACGATAGAGCAAGGAGTTACTAATAAGTTTGAAGTAGCTTTTCAAGACGGTAACGGAGATCCACATGATTTAACCGGATACAGTGCTCGTATGCAGATAAGAGATAAAGTTGGCGGCTCTACCGTACATCTTACTCTAAGTAGTAGTTTAGACGCTTCTGGTACTGGATTAAATATGAGCGGTTCTAATGGAACCAATCCTCCTGTTTCCGGTACTATAGGGGTAAATATTGCTGCTGTAACTTCTTCCTTATTAGACTTCAACTCAGCAGTTTACGATTTAGAAATAGCAAGCGGAAGCGGCAGTACAGTAACAGTAGTAAGACTTTTACAAGGAAAAGTAAAATTATCTAAAGAAATAACTCAAGGAGCGTATTAAGAATGTCTACAGTCTCTACATTAGCAAACAAAGTAGTAATCTCTTCCGTTGGTCTTAAAGGTCAACAAGGTACACCAGGACTAAATGCAGATACTGGTTCATTATACCAATTTACTTCATCAATACAGTCTGAAGTTACTACATTAACTTCGTCAACCGGTTCTTACGCTATTACCGGCTCTAACTCCTTTATCGGTTCTCAAACAATATCAGGCTCGTTAGTAGTTTCAGGCTCCTCTACTACCTTAGAAAGCTCTTTAACAGTAGATGGAAGTACAGTTATAACCGGCTCAGTATTGTTATCCGGTTCTACAGTTATACAAAACGACATGACGGTAACCGGGTCTATAGAAGTTTCTGGATCTAGTAATTTTACGGGAAATATAAGTGGATCAAATATACAACTTTCTAATATACTTACCTTAGAACCACTATCGTCCTTACCAACCTCAGCTCCTTCTGGTTCTATTGCTGCTTCAGGATCTGGAGTAAATTTAAAGCCGTATTTTTGGAACGGCAATAGCTGGACTTCTCTTACGTAGGAAGTAGGTAAACCCTGCTATTTATAAGAAAAGCATATATAGATGGCTAATATACCAATTTGGAATGGATCTGCAACTTTCAGTTCAGGCAACACTCCTTTCGGCTTTTACGATACTGATCAGGAATTTCAAACAGATGCTGTTAAAGTAGCAAGCTTCTGTGCTACACGATTAGGTTTTCCATTGATGGATGTTGAATTAGCATCTGGTTCTTTCTTTGCTTGCTTTGAAGAAGCCGTAACCACATACGGAAATGAAGTATATCAGTATAAGATAAGAGAGAACTACATTTCCTTAGAAGGATCAGACAGCTCAGTAGAGGCTAATAATAAGATTATTAATCCAACCTTGGATAGAATAATTAATATTAGTAAGAATTACGGTACTGAAGCTGAAGTTGGGGGAAATGTTACTAAGTATACTGGATCTATTGATTTAGTAGAAAATATACAAGAGTATGACTTAGATGCCTGGGCTACTTCACAAGGTATTACCGGTGGTATAGAAGTGAGAAAAGTATTTTATGAAGCCCCACCTGCCATTCTACGTTATTTTGATCCTTATGCGGGTACAGGAACAGGTATACAGTCATTAATGGATGCTTTTGACTTCGGGTCTTATTCACCTGGAGTTAACTTCCTACTTATGCCTGCCTCCTACGATGCTTTAAAGGTACAAGCAATAGAATTTAATGATCAACTTAGAAGATCAGCTTATAGCTTTGAAATAGTCAATAATAGACTTAAAGTATTCCCTGTACCCACCCTTGCCGGTAGTATGTTTTTTGAATACTTTAAGGTAGATGATAAAAGAGCTGCTAGTATGCTTGATGGAGCTTCTACAATAACTAATGTTTCTGAAGTTCCTTACGAGAATATATCCTATACAGACGTTAACAGTGTTGGACGTCAATGGATTTATCGCTATACTTTAGCTCTATCAAGAGAGCTTCTTGGATATATTAGAGGTAAGTACCAAACAGTACCTGTTCCAGGCTCTGAAGCTACTTTAAATCAGGCTGACTTACTAGCAGATGCAAGAACAGAAAAAGATTCTCTTATAACTAATTTAAGAGAAATGTTAGATCAAACATCAAGACAGGCACAACTCGAGAGAAAGAGTAATGAAAGCAGATTCCTAAAAGACACTCTCTCAGATGTACCTATGAAAATTTATGTAGGATAATGATTAGTTTAGTAGATTTATTATTAGAAGAAGACAATAAGATCTTTAAAGGACTCGTAAGAGTTACTTACAGTGACGAAGGTTCAGTAATGGATGTTGCTGACGTAATTAGAGCAGTTAAAGGAGTTACTATTGTTAATACTGCCGGTAACGAAGAAGGTCGTAATGTTTCTATGTACGACGTTAAAGTACGTACTAAATCTGATCCTCAATCAGCTTTTAAGTTCGTCCGTCAAGAAAGTATGAAATCATCAATTATTAAACGTTTTGAGATAGCTACCAAGACAGTAGAGAGGGCATAATGCTATTTGGTAGTAATAGAGACTTCAACCTTCTAACAAAGATTAATAGGGAACTACTTAAAGATATAGTAGAACAAGATGTATTATATTATAAGTTATCCTTACAAGATACAGAAGTAAATATTTACGGTGAATCCTTAAGTAAAATTTTCTATACTCCATCCAAACTTAATTGTCTTATAACTAGAGGCGATCAAGTTATAGATATTGATGAATTTGGTCCTGATTTAGGCAGGGAAGCCTCCTTTGCATTTTTAAGAGAAGATCTAGTAGATGTAAGCGTAGTTCCTGAAGTAGGAGATATAGTATTATGGCATGAAGATTATTACGAAGTAGACGTAGTTCGTGAGAATCAACTATTTTTAGGTAAAGACGATAGTTACAACCTAACGGACTACGGATCAGACTTTGGTAAAAGCGTTTCGATAATAGTCGACTGTCATTTAACAAGAGGTGATAAAGTAGGAGTTACAGAGGTAGTATGAGCAAAATAGATAAATTATATACCGAAGTAGATAGAAGAAATAGAGGTAAAATTGTACCTACCGGATACGATCCTGAAACCCGTACCTTCTTTTCTAAGGTAGAATATACTCCATTGAAAGATCTTCGTACTAATATGATCGAGTTTGAAAAAGACTTTGAAAAAGCTACTAGGCAGTACCCAGACGACACCAAGCTTTTTGATTATTTACAAGCTCTAAAAAAATTTAACAAAGGTTTACGTTCTCACATTACTCGTAACTATAAGGGAAGAGAGTAATGTCGGTTAGAAAACCTATACCAAAGTCTCAAAAAGAATTATCAGATAATACAAGAGAGTCTTATACGGTAGACGGCATAACTAGCTTCGATAGTAAGATTAATCGCGGTGAACAGAGATCCGTTAAGAAAGATGACGTTAAGAAGTTTAGTATTGGTCTTAGAGATATAGATGAGACTATCGTCTACTATTTTAACAATATTATAAGACCTTCAGTATTTCAAAACGGAACTACTAAGAATGTTCCTATTATATACGGATCTCCGGAAAGATGGGCAGCAGTACAGAAAGATGGATTTTATAGAGATAAAAACGGTAAAATACAGGCTCCTCTTATTATGTATAAGAGAGATTCAATAGAAAAAAATAGAAGTCTAGGTAATAAACTCGATGCTAATAATCCTATTAATTATGGCATATTTAAGAAAAAGTTCTCTAAAAAGAACGTTTACGATAGATTTAACATAGTTAATAATAGAGATCCGGTTGATGAATACTATGGGGTCATTATTCCTGACTACGTAAACCTGTCTTATTCATGTATAGTCTTTACAGATTATATAGAACAAATGAATAAAATAGTTGAATCTATAAACTTTGCTTCTGATGCCTATTGGGGTAATCCTGAAAAATTTAGTTTTCGTGCTATGATAGATAATTATACTACGGCCACCGAGTTAAATCAAGGTCAAGATAGGAAAGTAAAAACTGAATTTACCATTAATATGCTAGGGCACATAGTACCGGATACTATTAATTCTCAATTAAATGGACAAAATAAATTTTATTCAACAGCAAGGGTTAATTTTAAATTAGAAACTGAAACAGATATGGCTACATTAAATAAAAAAGCCGAAACACCAGAAAGAGAAGCCAGCTTTAGATTTTTTGACACCAGTTTAACCGGTGCCCAACAGAGCGCCGATATTGGCATGACTGCCGAACAGATTGCTTATGTACAGCTTAGTAACGTAGTACTAGCTGATTCACAGTCCGGTACTACAGCTGTATATAATGGAAGACAGTTTGCAAATCCTCCTGCCGGATTTACACTAAATCAATACGATTTTCAAGTTTACGTTAACGGTGTAATTTTAGCTTTTGATGATAGAACAGTATCAGAAGTTGGAAGTAATATTCAAGTTACAATTACCGGTCTAGGATATGACTTAGACAGTGATGATAAGGTACTATTAATAGGTAAGTTTATATAAAAATAGTTTAAATTAGTTACTTAAATGGGTTTAATAGATTGGAAACAGATTAGTCCTCAATTAAAGGACGACGGCTACTTAACAGGTTCTTTAAGTATCACCGGTTCGCTATTTGTTAACGGAAATGATGCTTCCGGTACTAGAGTCTCTGGGTCTGGTTTAGATGGAGTACAGTTAACCGGTGTACAGGGTGAAACAGTCTTTGACAGTTCAACCGGACTTCATGTAACTCAATCGGCTGATAAAATCGCCCAAGTATTTATAGGACCTAAGATAGCAACTACAGGTTCTAACGTATTTCAGGGTAATCAGGATATTTACGGAAATTTAACAGTTGACGGAGATGTAGTAGCCCAGAGGTTTATTGTATCTTCTTCTGTTAGTATTATAACTCAATCCTTTTCATCCGGTTCTACTATATTTGGAGATGATTTAACAGATACTCATTCATATACTGGTTCGTTATTTGTTAGTAATTCCTTAGCAGTTTCAGGTTCTGCATTTTTTGTTGCATCTGATACCGGTTCTACTGCTATTACATCTAACAATACTACTGTAGGGTATCCAACTATATTTCCCTGGGTAACCGGACTTGAAGGATCTTACTTTCAAAGATTTAACCATAGTACTCATATTTCAGAAATAGGTAGATTTATAGCCGGAGTACTAAGTTCTTCATTAGACGTAGCTGATACAACTCCTAACACTAAGTATTGGAATAACGTTTCAACTACTCATAACCTCGGCAATACTACAAGTAAAAGTAGTTTATTTAATGGTGTGTTAGGTTCTAGTTACGAAAATGCAAAGCTATCTATTAACTGGACAGGTTCATCTTACATAAGTAGTACGGCAACTGAATCTTATAGACAAGTTCAAAACTACCTACTAGCCAAGGGGTGGTTACAAACTTCAGACAGAGGTACCTACGGAAACGATACAGGTACTAATCCTTTTCACGGTTCTTACGCTTCTAGAATAAGTAGTACTATTCAACGGGAAAACAATTTTAGTACAAATACATTTACCGTTACAGCAAATGCCGGCGGTAGTACTAATGCAAGTTCTAATGGAGATTATTTCGGTCTTGGTCCTTTAAACTCAGGGCAACCGGTACCGTTTACAGTACGTATTTTTGCTTCTCAATCCTTTAGTGATAACTATAACGATCAAGACCCCGAATCCGACGCTACCTTTAATACTACAGCATCCGTAGATTACACCAGATCAACTTTTGGTAGCTCTAATGGTTTAATCTTAAGCGAAATACTATCTAGTCAACCAGCTGTAATACCGTCGTCATTTCAGGACGGGGACTTTAACAACGTTTCCGGTCCTATTAACGGTAGAAAATATACAGGTAATCAAACAGACGGAGCTAATATATCAGCAAGTGGATATTATAAGACATATGATATAAAGGTAGGATTGAAATCTGGATCTCAAGTAGACTTTACTTTTAAAAGCGCTGCCGACAGTAGTACTCGATTCTATCTGTACACCGGAGACATCCCATCTGATATCACTTCAGGCACTCCGACTGCTGCAATATCTAATGTAAACTTAAATAGAACTTCTTTTGCTTCTACTTCTAGATCTCTTAGCGGAGCTCCCTACCTACAGTCTCTTTCTTATGCATTTGACTATTCGGTAGAAGTGGCAAATTGCTTCGATCCGGCATATGGATATGCTTCTACGGTACTGACTACTTCTAATCCTACAAATGAATGGAATAATGTAGGCTCTACTACACTGACTAATACGACTGTATCTGTAAACAGTAACGGAGTACAGACAAACGATGCTAATATAAGAGGAGTACTATCCGCGGACAAGTCTACACAGAGATCAGTTGGAGATTTACCGCATATTGATGATATAGTTTACTGTTCGTCTTCTTTTAGTTTTAGTTTTACCGGTAACGTAAATACTACAACCCAGAACAGATCAACTCAAGAGTCTTCTAACTATAACTTATCTTTTAAAGCGGAAGGCAGAAATTGGAAAAACTCTTCTCAAACTCAAACTACTTCTAACCTAAGTCTGTTCGATAGCTCGTTAATAGGTAAGTCTGCCGATAGCGGTAGCCTAATTGTATATTCTAGAGCTCAAGGGTACGACGGAGGTAGTTTAACTGGTACATCCGAACAGTTTACTGGTGAAGATTTTAGAATACAGCTAAATAATAACGTTACTACTTTTACCGGAGATGCATTTGTATCGGACACCTATGCTACTAACGATAACGGAGATGCAGTATTAGGAGATTATGACCTACAGGTAAAACCCGGATATCTAGTTGACCCGGGCGGTAATTACGGATATTGGTTTCCTTCTAGTTTTGGTAGTGGAACTTATAAGTACTATATAAGAAGATTTAGAACTTCTGGTAATAAACTCTCAGTAGCTATAGACGTTGGGAAGACCCTTATTGAGTGGCAATCTAGTACAAATGGAGTAGCTGCAGCAATACTTTTTAAAAGTTCTGGTAACGGTAGTGGAACTAATGTTTCTTTATCAAGAGCTAGAATATATGATCCTTCAAATTTAATATCCAACATACTCGCACTAAATGAATCGCAAGATTATTTTAAGAATCCTTTCTCCGATGGCATAGATCTTTACGGAAATATTGGTGGTACTAAAAGCGGAACAAATTATACAATGCCTTTAAGAAACGTTGATGGTATGTACTTAGATACGTATGATAACGAATTCTACGTTATTTTAAGGTACAAGGGAGATCCAACTCCGGTAACTTCAATTTCAATAACTGTATAGCTATGGGACTAATTGACGTAACTAAAAAATCTCTAAGATTCCTACTAGGTAGACGATATACAAGCGGGGACGTAACTAACTCACAGGAAGCTTATACAACTATTTTTGATATAGGATCTCTAGATGTATATACTCAAGATATTTTTATTCCCTCTGCCTCCTTACCGTTTAGCGGTAGTTCACAAAATGGAGCAACTATAATAGAACAGGGTACAGAAGTACTTAAATTCTGGTATAGACACGAAATGACCAAATCCAATGTTGATAGAGACGTATGGTTTTTTCTAGACCCAGGAGGACCGTCCGGAGGTGTAACTCCACAGCTTGTACACGAAGATCAACAGACTAATTTTATATCTCCTAAATATACAATTCCGTTACTTTCTAACCAAAATGCTGAAGATACCATACCTGGGTTTAATGTTAAGGTTTTCAAATCCACTTCTTCTAGCCCTAATAGTTTAGCAGCTAATACAGTAGTATCGGTAAACGATTACCAGTTTGATTACAAGACTGGAGTACTTGAATTTGACGCAAATAAACCAAGCTCTAATGAAAAAATATACATCTCAGCGTATCAGTATACAGGTAAAACTTTAGATAGAGCACTAGCGTTAGATGGGGATCTTACTGTTAGTAACTTAATAGTCTCCGGATCAGCTAAATTTTCTGGTTCCATTCAAATGAATGGCGAAGACTTTTATCAAGTAGTAAGAGAACAAGGAGTATTTAGAGAGACAGGTTCATTCTACAATACACATGAGAATATAGGTATATCCGGTTCAACAGCTATAACAGGAAATTTGACAATTAATGGAAATACTACTAGTAACGGTAATATTAGCAATACCGGACTACTATCTAATGTTGGTAATGTTTCTATAGCCGGGAATACTACTAATACCGGAGATTTATTAGTTACCGGTGATATAACCGGAAGTGGTAATTTAAAAATAGGTGGAGATGTAGACGTTGCTAACGGGTTAACTATTGCAGGAGACGACATATTTAGTATAGTTAGAGAAAAAAGTATTTTTAGGCAGACCGGTTCATTTTATAATACTAGTGAAAACATCGGTATTTCCGGTTCTACAGCACTGTCTGGGAGTCTATTCATTAATGGTGAAGATTTTTACGAACTTATTAATGCCCAAACGTTATTTACTCAAACTGGTTCTTTTTTCAATACGGTTAATGATATAAAAATTACAGGTTCTTTCTTTGTCGATCTAAACGGTATAGACGACACCTTTCAAGTTAGTGTAAATGGCAGTGAAAGAGTAAAAGTTAATGAAGAAGGAGTTTTTACACTATCAGATTTCGCTAGTACCCCTACAATTACAACAGGCGGAATATTTTTTTCAAGTAGTGGCGACTTTTTTGTCGGCATGTGATATTTATATTGGAAGCATATATATAAATGTATGTATATATGGTTTTCTTTTAATAATCTATAACATAACAAAGTAAATTTAGGTAATGTAAAAATGGCACAATGGAAAAAGCTGATAGTTTCGGGCGCTTTAGCCGAACTAAATAACGTAAATGTTGACAATGCGGTAACAGCATCAGCCTTCAAGGGCGATGGTTCCGCACTTACAAATATAGCTGGTGGTATCTTTGGCGGTATTACTGGTGATGTAACGATTGATAGTAGCGGTGTATCGGATATATCCGCAGCTGTAGTAACTGCAAGAGAAATCTCTAGCTCAATTGCTGGTGGTGGACTTTTAGGCGGTGATGGTACGCCATTATCTGTAGACTCTGGATCTATATTCGGAGCAGTATCTGGTGATTTATCCTTTACTGGATCAACAGCAGCACTTACTGCTAATTCAGTAGATGAAAGTAATATTTCAAGTTCAATCGTTGGTACTGGTTTAGCCGGTGGTAGCGGCACTGCCCTTTCTGTAGTATTTGGTTCAGGTTCTGGACAATCTGCTCAAGGTGATACAGCAGTAACTTTTGCCGGTACAGCAAACGAAGTAACAGTTGCAACTGATTTCACCAAAGTTGGCGAAGGCGGTACAGTAACAGTAGGTCTTCCTGATGATGTTACAATTACAAAAGGTCTAACTGCTGCAACCGGTTCTGTGACTGGCGACCTATCAGTAGGTGGTAACCTTGCAGTAACAGGAGATTTAACTTATGTTAACACAACTAACCTAGTAGTACAGGATCCTTTTATCCTTCTTAACTCCGGTTCTGACGGAAGCACAACTACTGGAGATTCAGGTATCATCTTTGGTGGATCTGAAGGTGTAGTCAACTCTGGTAACTTATTATTCTGGGACAAAGATCATGGTGCTGGTAACGAAGGTAGACTAGCAATAGCTAGTGGAGTAGCTCAAAACGCTACAGGTCTTCAGACTGCTGCTTACCATATTGTAGGTGCATATGAGGGTACTGAAACAGATGCTGCTACAGCAGAAGTTAACCTAGTCGGTAACATAAGAGTAGAAAGCGAAGATATTTACATTTACGTCTAAGGACATAATGTAGTAAACTTCGTTATGGGGATTATTAAAAAGAACGATCAATCAGTAGCCTGGCCTTTGCTCACTAGGGGCTGGGCTTACTGGTTCTTTTTATAAAAAAAATAATTAAAATAAAGGTTGTACTTAATAATTATTTTTTGTATATTTAAGATAGTGAGAAAGACTTTAGTTCTTATAGTGATACAAATGAGTTGCATATTTTCAAATTATTGGTTATACTTTACTGAGTGATCGGATACCTTCCTTTAGTTTAGATTTTTTCATTTTTTTATTATTAAGAGTTGGAGTTATGTAAAAAAGTATATATATTTATATATTAATACAGTATTATAGGCCCTAAAGGGAAGTGGGCAGGTTTGATCTCCTGTTACCAACCGTAATATAACATAGTGAGTTATGCCAAATTGGAAGAAGGTTATTGTTAGTGGATCTAACGCTAGCCTGAGTAGTTTAAATATTTCGACAGGAATGTCGGCTGTAAATGCCAACATTACTGGCAATGTTTCGGCTTCAAAAGTTTTTGTGGGTGATTTTACTGCTTCCGGGGGAAGTATAGATTCTAGTACAGTCTTTCAAGTTAATAGTGAGAATGGAGATAAGCTATTAGAGGTAAGCGGTTCTGGAGCATTGGTAGCTCCTAATATCCCGGCAGGTTCAAGTGATCTTGTTCTTGCATATAATTCTGGGTCTGGGTTAATAACTTTTCAAACCTCCAGTATTGGAGATATCTCAAGTGAATTAGGAGCTCTATCCAGTTCTCTCTCTTCAGAAATAAACAATCTAGAAAACAACCTCAATAACGTTAGTAGTTCCTTAGCTACCTCTTTAAACACAGTACAGAGTACAATATCAGATGTAAGCAGCTCTTTAGCTCAAACATCAAGTTCTCTTGCCTCCTCTGTCTCAAATATACAATCTAATTTATCTGCAGTTAGTAGTTCTCTAGTTGCAACTTCTAGTTCTTTAGCCTCTACAGTATCCAATATACAGACTACTTTAACCAACGTAAGTAGTTCTTTACTAGAAACGTCAAGCTCACTGGCAACTCAGGTAGTCACTAATAGTTCTGCTATATCAAATGTAAGTAGCTCAGTCCAAGACTTGAGTGGTTCTTTATCTGATGTTAGTAGTTCTTTTAGTGCTACTTCTAGTTCTTTAGCAATAAGAATGGAAGTTGCCGAAGACGTACTAGCTAATTCATTAGTATCTTCTTCTGCCCAGATAGCTGCAGCTTTAACTGATGAAGACTTAAATCTAAACTCCGGCAGTCTTTCTGCCGATACCGGCAGCTTTAATCAAGTCGTAGTTAACGGAGACGTTAATATCTCCGGTACTGCCAGTATTAATGACGTAAGTTTAGATACCTTATCTATAACGGTTCATTCCGGTTCTACAGTAATTAATCAAGTACCGTCTAGTTCTTTTAATGCTAGATTCTATGACTACTATATACAGTCCGGTAGTAATTTACGGGCCGGTTCTCTAATGACCGTACTAGATGAAAACGAAACAAGATATATAGATACTTCTACTACCGATATAGGTAATACATCCGCCTTCTCCTTCTCTACTAATATTTCATCCGGTAATTTATCCCTTGTTACCACCACCGATTCTAACGGATGGACGGTTAAAACTTTCATAAGAAGTTTATAACGTTCTTTGTAGATAGTTATACGATAGCTATAAAGTAATTTTTTATGTTAAGAATTACCATAGGGCCCTTTTTTTTATAAATAGAGATTACTTTTTTAGTAATTTGTAAATATTTATATCTGAAAATCTAGGTTTTATCTACGTTATCTTTACCTTTTACTAATAAATACTAATACAATGGCAATTAATTTTAGAAGTAATACTATAATAAGTAATTTAAGAGTAGGACCTTTATCCGGTGGTGGTAATGGTGGAGGTGGAGGTTCTAGTGAACCTTCTTACCTGGCAGTAGGAGCACGTGGAGTAAATAGCTCTGCCGGTGCAGCCTATATCTACGATGCAACCAATTATTCAGCCACTCCTACAAAACTAACACCATCCGGTTTAGGTGCTGATGATCAATTTGGATATTCTATAGCAGCTACTTCTAATCAAATAGTAGTTGGAGCAATTAATGACGAAATAACTGGAAGTAATACCGGTGCCGTATATGTATACGATGCTACTA